CATAAACTTAAAGATAAATTAGAAATATTTGATCCAGCAAGAAGTGAGCACGATAATATGATTGATAATAATTATCTAAGAATTTATGATTGTGGAAATAAAGTGTTCATCTGGAATCGATAATCTCAACAAAAAAAGAGCCCTCCGAAGAGGGCTCAGAATAATCAATCACTATTTCAATTACACACTAGGTACGTAACTATATTCAGCACCAAAACTATCATCAAGACCTTCTACATTAACGTATCTGTAGTAAAGATTAGCACCAAAAGGATTCTCTCCTATACCATATCTGGTCCTAAAACCAAGCCTAGGTTGGAAATTTTCTGGATCAATCGCTTTAACAGCAGTCAACGGAATGAATGGGCAATAGAAAAGACCAGCATCATACTCACTATCACCTTTGTAACCCATAAGGATGTAATCGGATCCAGCGAAAGTATCAACGAAAATCTTGTACTTACCAGCAAGCGTTCCAGCATAAACTATTCCAGCTTGTGAATTGAAGTTATTGTTAACATCAGTCCAAAGTGAATATCCAGCAACTGACTCAAGAGCAACCTTAACAGGCATACTTGTTATAGCAAAGTTAGCAGCACCACGTCTACTTGAGATCGCAATGTCTCCAGCGACTTTATTCATAAGAGTATAAAGTCCGTGATATTTTTCTGCATGCCATCTACCATCTGCTCCAGTTGTTTGAGTTCCATACTGCCAGTTATAGAATCCGTTTCCGCCAGACATTGACGATGTATAAATTCTTTCAACTACTTCACGATTCATTTCAGTAAGAATTTCGTAACTAATCATATTGATCAGCTCTTCTTCTGCATCGATGTTGTGATATGACATAAGATCTTCAGCAACTTCTAGGGTATATTTAGCTTTAAGCAATCTACCTTCCGCTCTAACTGTTGTTGAAGCAATGTCGAAACTTACTTCATTCCAAGTTTTTGCAGCTTCCATTTCGCTTGTAGTATATTTACCACTATAGTTATTGAAAATTACATTGTACATAATCTCATTTTCAAAAGCATTCTTTAGAGTTGCAACATGTTCAAGAGCTGCATCAGTAGGTTCTGCGCCAATGACAAAAGCATCAAAATTAGCTGATTCATCAGTAATAACCATCCATTGATTAAACTTAATATCTGCAGCTTGATTCGCATCAGAAAGCTTAACAACAACCTTAAAAAGATCAGTTGTCTGTTCTGCATAATAACATACACCATCAAGAGTAGTAGTTCCAACAGCAGTAACTACACCGTCACTGTTAAATTCAATCATTTTTCCATAGATATGAATTTGATCTGTTTCACCTGGAATGTAATCAGCTTTGAAATAACCTTTGTTATAAGCAGCTGTATCAGCAAGGATATCATAAAACGCACCATCTTTTGAGAAATAGTTGTAATCATCGCCTGTATCAGCTTTATTAACAAGAAGAATCTGAGCTCTTGTAGTCCCATCATTCTTATCAGTAGATTTAGCTCTACCACCTGGAAGTGCATACCCATAAGGATTTGTACCAAGAGTTCCATCTCTACCAGAGAGAAATGCTCTAAGTGCAAAAATCAGCTGAGCTGGTTTTTCCATTACCTGTGTACCAAGAATATCAAGAGCAATAAGCTCTGGAGCGATTCTTCGAATCATTGGAATTAAGACAGTGTCAAAATTCTGAAGGTCAGTTGTTGTTAGTTTTTCCTCTTTAAGAAGACCTTTTGTTCTTTTATAGAGATTTTCCATCATATTCGCTACAACAGGTTTCTTTCTGTTTGATAGCGGAGCCATTCTTTTGTGCTCAAGCATTTTTCTCCACTTCTTAAGAAGCTGTTGTTTGCTTGAAACTGGGTTACTTTTAACAATAGTCATTTAGTTTTCTCCGTTGTTAAGTTTATTGATAAATTACCTTATAACTTTTATGAAATATGTTTTTCAAATTGTTCCATATCTACTTCTTCAACATCATTGTCATTGTTTTTATCGACGTTTTCATTTATTTTTTCTGCTTTTCTTTTCCTAATTGCTTTTCTAACTTTCTCAAGTGTAAGTGTCCCATCTGTTCTTTTAATAGGTTTATTAATTGATCTAGTTTTCTGAATTCTAGACTCATTGATCTTAGATTTCTTATTTTTCTTATCAATTGATCTTACAATGTCAATAGCACTTTCAAGTTTCATCTGGAAATCTTTAGTTGTTTTGAAATCGTAATCTTCAAGAAGCTTACTAATCGCAACTCTTTCTTTAGTTGAAAAAGTTTTAGTCTTAGTTTCAAAGATGAAATTTGTTTTCATATTAAAAAGACTAGCTTTAAGTTTTCCATTAGTAGTAGAAATTTTCTTATTCTCTACGTAAAGCATCTTAAGTGCTAATTCAACTTTCTTTGATCCAACATTAGTTTGAACCTTTCCAAGTTTACTTTCAATAAGATTCTTAACACTTGCAAGAAGTTGTTCTTTCTTTCTAGTATCAATAGCTTCATCAAGAGCTTTCTTATTTTCATTTTTAAATTTTTTCTCAATTCCTTCCATATAAAGATCCACACTCTTAACAACCTTACCAATATTCTGAGTCGCGATTGTTTTAGCTTTTGCCTTTGTATACATTTCAACAATAAGTCCAAGTTTGTTTGTGAAACTCTCATTGAAAATCTTTGGATAAGTTTTGCTGAATTTAGATAGCATCTCTTCTAGCTGATCTTTAACAACTTTTTCTTCTTCCATTGACTCTTCAAGATCATTTTCAAGTTCGAGATCAAGATTATCATCTACGAAATCTTCTGAAATATCACCTTCTGGACCTTTTTCGGCATCATCTGCAACGAGCTCAATATCACCCTTTACTTTATCAACGCCTTTTTCATCGCCTTTTGCTGTATCAGTTACTTTAACTGTTCCTTTTTCAGCATCAACATCTATTTCAATATTCTCACTTTGAAGAAGATTAGAAATGATATCATCAATATCATCAGATTGTTCAACATCTTCTGGAGTTTCGTAATCACTCATATCATTTTCAATGTCGAATTTAGGTTCAGGAACATTGTCGCCTTCAAGTTGAGCTTCTGCATCAATATCCATATCAGGACTTGCGTCAAGTTCTGGGTCAACATCAGGGTCGATATCCATTTCGGCATCAAGATCGATTTCTTCTGAGTCAAGGTCTTCAATCTCACCTTCTTCTTTGATCATTTTTCCTTTTCTTGCTTTGCGAGCGTTCTCTTTTGTTAGAGCTGTTGGGACTTTGTTAATGTCCTGATGAGCTGCTTTCTTATCAGTTCTTCCTCTTTTGATAATCTCGTTAGCAATATCCATAACAGTTTTATGATCTTTTTTACTAGTCTTCATAACTTTCATTGCGTCTTGAACACCCTTTTTAAGATCACCGTTTTCAGGATTTTTCTTTTTTGCTGCCATTAGATCTTCTCCTATATGACTAAATTATTAATAATTCTAATCTTTATTTATTTATAAGTTTTAAAATGTACTTTTTCTATAGAGTAATAACTATTTTATCTTCATCATCTAATTCATCTGTTAATTCATGAATATCTTGAAGATTATAATTCTCTTTCGCATTGTTTATGCTATTAATGATAATCATATCAGCATCTTGTAAATTCGCAAGCACTTCCATAACTCTATCTTGATCCGCGTCCATAACCATTACAACATCAAATACTGTAACCCATCCATAACCTTTTTTAACACCTTGAAGATAATTTACAATCTCATCGTGTAAATCATTATCATATCTAAGTGATTCATTTAAAGATCTTGTTTTATCTTCTTTAATCATTCTTTTAGTCCAACCTAATTTTACAGCATATTCAATATAATCGTTATAATATTTTATAAAATCTTCAGCATAATCTATAGGAAAATAATAATCAAATTTTTCATCGAGATCTATTCCTTTTGAATCTAAATAATCATCAATACTCAATAATGTGTGTGCCATTACAATAAGCTTTTGATCGGAATATTTTTGTTCAAGTTCATCAATAGCTCCTGATTCAGCTATATTTAAAATGTATGTGTAATTATTCTCATGAGGGCTAACAAATTCTTTAATAACTCTTTTTCTACTTTCTTTTACATCTTTCTTTGCATAATCAATATTACGCCAGCTACCACCATAATCGCTTCGCATTTCATCCATTATATCCTGTTGTGTAAAAGAGTCACTGAATGTTATACTATCATCAAACCGTGACGTGAAATTACGTACTAATTTCGAACGCCAAACACCACCACTTTTAAGCCATCTAACAACCACAACTCCATTAGTGGTATAAAATTTTTCTTCAATATCTTTTTCTTCTTTAATCATTCTTTTAAATTTCATAACTTATACTCCTCTTATTTGTTTTTCTTTTTTAACGATTCGCTTATTTTGCGTTTTGTTTCTAATGATCTTGGAATGCCTTTATTCCATGATTGCAATTTTAAATTTTTTCGTGATTTGCTTAATTTCTTCTTAGCTTCATTGCTCATTGGAATGCCTTTATTCCAAGCTGGTTTTCCTTTATTTAAGAGACTAATAGCGTCTTTAACTTTTTTCGATCTTGGAATGCCTTTATTCCATGAAGTTCCTCCAATATTATGGCCACCAATGCCACCACGGCCACCTTTTGATATATTATATGTGTCTTTACGTTTAACAAATTCTTCGGTAACAATTTCTGCTTCTTTAAGAAAAGCTTCTTCTTCAGTTTTAAATTCAAATAAAATTTCTTTTTTAAAATTTTCTCTTCCATCTTTTGCAATTGCACGTTTAATATAAAATCCTGATCCAAGATATGAATCATTTGGATTATTAGTAGTATGTTTTCCAATATAAAATTTATTATTAATTAAATTAATTGTTTTGTAAATTGTATATACTTTCATTTTTAACATATTATAGCCCATTAAAATATTTTCTAAGTTCGTTTAATATCTTTTTCTGCTCTTGTTCTATATCGATAGATGAATCAAAAGAAGCTGCTTTAAGCATATCATTCATATATCGAGTCTGCCGCTTAACTTCATTAACATCATATCTTTTAGATTCGGTAAGCATGTTAAGTAGCGCTTGAGAAACTGAGGGATCCATTACCATGTCCCAGCAGATCAAGTAAAGGTCTGTGACATCATTGGATTGATTAGTCTCTCCTAAGCTTCTTGAACTGACTCCCATCATTCCACCATTGTGCAACATCGCTTTAACTTCTTTACCCATTGTAGTGTCTAGTATAAGTGACTTGCCCATTACATTGTTTCCTTCAACCCAAAGATCAACGATGCGATGACAAACTCTATCACCTGCTATTGTCGCTCTATCTTCTGGATGGTCAAGCTCTCCGAAAGCTCTGCCAGAGTCGACGAATTCTTCTTTGTATCTATAAACTTCCGGTTCTAATATCTCTTTGGCATATGTTCTACCGTTTTGATTTTCTTCATTGTATATCTGATAAATACCAGTTAGATATACATCCTTTCCATTATTCTCAGTAGATTCCTTAAGAAGGTTCTGCTTCTTATTATATCCTGGTAAAAGTTTTTTATTTGTCATATTACATTTCCTCTCTAGTTCCATTATTTAAACGCACATGTACATCGCCACCAATTTCACAAACTAATCGAATATCATCTTCACTAAATTGGATTGGATTTCCATCACACCATAAATCTTGATTGATTTCAGACGGAAGGCCTTCAAGTGTTGAGAGTTTATTCTCGTGGCATAAAAAATCACCATCAACTGAGAATGGGCTTCCTTCTAAAGAAGTGAGCTTATTTTCCCCACAATCAAAATCACCACCAATGATTCCAAACTGAACAGGAAGTTCTGTTAATCCTTTTCTTGAAAGATTTACATTTCCATCTACGCTGACAGTTCCATCATTAGTAATATTATATTTTTCGATGCCCATTTGGTCTAACCATTGTGTTATCTCTGATAGAGCACTTGCTTCTTTAAGCAATCTTTTAAATTTCATATTGTGGTCTCTATTAATTTTTATACATATCTATTTATAATTTTAAATTTCTGTAGGAAGAGCGCTAAGATCAAGCTCATCCTCATCCTCTTCATTACCTTCTTCGCTAAAATCATCTCCCTGGTTTCCATCATCATCAAAATTGAATTCTTCCTCACCAAAGCCTTCTCCTTCAGTTCCAAAAGCTTCACCGCCCATGTCACTACCACCAAATGATCCTCCGCTACCACCAAATGATCCACCACCTTCTCCAGTATCGCCTTCTTCATCTAATTCGAAACCATATGCTTCTGGATGTAAACGTTGAATTTTATTTTCGTCAATCTCTTCGTCAGTGAACTTAAGAATATTCTTAGCTACCCATGGTTTTGAAACGAAGTCTGATACATTGTATCCCATATTAGTAATAATATCAAAACGTGTTTGCATTACTTCAAATTTAATTAACTCGGCGAAATTGTTATCTTCATTCCAGAAAAATTTAATATTAGCAATAATTTCTTCAATGTAATCAGGATCAACAATATCTTTTGTTATCAACTGAGTTCTAAGAAGGTCGAGAAACAAACCATTCTCTACTCTTCTTCTAATGTATTTTATATTCTTATAGAATGCTACTTCATCAGCTGTAATGTCTGCTGTGTGTGAGTGAGCTATTCCATTTGAACCATCTTTGGCCATTCTTCTTGAATACGGCACACCCAATGATCTCCAAAGCTTCTTGTAAAAGTAATCAAGATCGTTTATCTCTCCAAGATTCTGAGCTCCAGAAAGAGTTTCAACTTGAGTCGTTGCATTACCATTTCTACGAGGAAGCCAATAATCTTCAATCATTGACATGATATCTGCATCAGCATTCATTGCTCCAGTTTCAGTATTATAAGACTTCTCTACACGATATTGTCTCATAACTTCTTCAAGATGCTCTTCTGCTTTTGTTGGAGGTAAATTACCAACATCCACATAGAAAACTCTTCTTTCAGGTGCTCTTGTTAATCTGTAAATCAAAAGAGAATCTTCAAGTAATTTAAGCTGATTGGCAACTTTAAGTGCTTTATGTAGAACTGATACAGGATAAGACATCGTTGGATGATATCTTCCTGAGTCCGTATATGATACTAAGAATTCTGGTATCTGTAATTTATAACCTGTATTCATTTGAAATGTAGAATAAGGAGCATCATTAACAGAGAAGCGTTCTTTATCAACTCTTGGATATGTAAAGATGTAGAAAGTATCAACTTCTCTTTTGAGCTTTGTAAATGTGTCTGTTTCGAACATTATCATTTTCTGCATGTAAGAAGGATCGAGAATATTAATATCAATGATTCCTCTTGATAGATAATTCTCATCGAATACTTTCTCTAGAGGAAGACAGCCATCAACTAATAGTTGTGTAACCATTCTCTCTCCTTCCTCTTCCCAATTTAGAAGATTAATAATATATTTGAATTCATCATTTACTTTTTCTTTTAATTTCTCAGAGAACATTTCATTATCTTTAAAATCTATTTTAACTACGTAATCATTCTCATCATTATGAACAAGAATAGCATGAACATATTCTTCTAATGCATCTGCTACTTCGGGATACATTGAGATTGATCTGTAACGAGCTATTGCTTGTTTGTGATTAGCATCATTAACATCTGTTTTGAAATAAGATGCCATTGACGCGATGATGTTATCAACTTTAACAGCACCTTTGTGATGAAAATATTCACCAAATGCTGTTGTTTTATCTTTAGGAGAATCTGGAGGAGCTATCATATCTGCTTGATTACTAAACGCAGCTCTATCTACTTTTGTATCATATTTGTCTTCAGCAACAGCATGACTCTTCAACCTTCTTAAGAATCCAAAGTTCGTTATAGTATTCTTTAGATCTCCAAATAAGCTAGTCTTCTTTTCTTTAGTAGCCATTATTATTTTCTTTGCTCCATGTAAAAACTAAATTTCCTGCATCATATATACGATTATATTTATGGTTTAGCATATTTACGTATTCTGATTTATCAGGATCATAATTAGATAATATTTTCGATAATTTATGTTTTTGAAATTTTAATCTATTACCTACAATTTTATCTCCTTTAAAATACCAATAATTTGGAGATGTCAATTTCTCTCTCGCTTCAAATAAATTATCATAAGATTTACCTGTAAAATATCTAACATCACAATATGAAATTATCGATGAAGGAGAATAATTTTTAATAAAATATTTAATTAATTTATGAAATCCTCCACGAACAGTATGATATTTCTTATTTGTTGATCTTAAGATTTCCCATTCATATTTTTTATTAAATCTACTCTTGGCCATTGTTACAATAGAAATTAATTTATCGTCTTTTTTATCAAATAGTCCCATATGAACATTCCCTGTTAATATTGAACCTTGAAGATGATTATTTTCATGAAATAAATTAGCTTGTGCATTATCAACTAATTTAATATAACATTCTCTTCCATTGTATATCTTATTGTTATTCCTTACAATGATATTGCTAATAATTGATTTAACTATCTTCTGTTTTTCATTCCACTCGTTTGCAAATATTTGTATTACACGAATGTTTTTTGTTTTAAAGTATTTGTATTTCTCTTGGTGATAATTTTTATCAACTTTCAAATCACTATGCCAATATAAACCATGATATTCAATCCCTAAATTGATATCAGGTAGATAAATATCAAGTTCTAATCTTTTATTATCATCAAATTTAAATTTTTTATTGTTGATTATTGTTCCATCGTATATTTCTGAAACAAAAGTTCTAACCTGCTTTTCAACTATACTTGAATTTGCATTACAATTTTTATTACAGTAAATATATTGAACGTGAAGACCATATGATTCTAATTGATCTTTAGATATTGTAAACTCATTATCACAATTTAAACATTTAAATTTTAAAAATTTATAATTTTCTTTATCTAAATATTCTTCTTTTGTAAAAAGAGGTTCAATCATTTTGTTTTTTAATTTAGCACAGAACAAATTATAATATTTTTTCTTTTTTGTTTTAAATATTTTGGATTTATTATCTTCGTAAAATCCTTCTTTTTTAAATAAACTATCAACTCCATATTTTTCTATCATTGTTTTATTACGTTTTTCTATAGCTTCTTTTGAAAGTAGAGGATATTTAGTTCCATGTTTTTCTAAATTGGATTGCGTGATTTTTTCTTTATTTTCTTCTGATTGATTATAAAAATTTACTCCATATTTATCTCGACAATCTTTCTTAATTTTATCTCTTATTGATTTAGATTTAAATATATTATCAACACCATAACGTTCTAAATTGGTTTTTTTCATTTTATTTTGAACTTCTTCTGAACACGCAGGAGCATTTCCATTATATTTCTTTTGACAAGTTTCTTTTCTCTTTTCTTTGTTAGATTGTAATTTTGAAGGATGATCTACACCGTATGTCTCTTGACAAGTTTGTTTTCGTTTATCAATTGTGCTTTTTAATTTGTTAGCATTACTAACTCCATAACGTTCAATGGAAGTGCTTTTCATCTTTTCGTGAATAATCTTTTGTCCTTCAGCACTAAAACGACATTTATTGGAACAAAAAGTTGAATATTTGTGTATTCCATTCCGCCATTTTGTTGGTTGATTGCATACAGGACAGTACATTTTTATTTCTTTTAATTTTTTAATTTGATCTTTTGTCATCACTATCAATTACAATTATGCCTCATTATTTTCATTATTTATATACTTTCATCACGCTTATTTATGGATTAAAAAAAGCTTATGTCTCTCATTAGGAATATATCTTGTAAGAAGATTACCAATTGCTTTAACTGCCATATCATTAGTAAAAGATCTAGCTCCATATTTAGCTGAAGGATGAGCGAGATTGAATATATGTTTCAAGCTCTTATCAACTAAATCGTTTACACTGTCTAGATTATAAAATCCTCCAATGTTAAGCTTACGAGGTTTAACGTAAAGCACACTATCTAGATATATAATTGTAAAATTTCTATTAGAAATAACATATTGGCTTTTAAAGAATGCTTTTTGAACTGATTTTGGAACTTTGGATGTAAACATCGCTCTAATTAAATCAGTTGAAACATCTTCTTTCTCTTTCGCTTCCTTTTGATTATCTCGGATCGTTTTCGCGATCTCTTCTACTAATAATTTAAATGCAACTGGCATGGCTTTTAATGAACTCCTCTGTAATGATGATAAATTTAAAACCAATTTTGTTACAGAAGACACGAGCTTGGGCCCATTTTGCTTCATTGATTGCATATGTTGCAACTTGGCGTTTAAATTTATTAGTTCGTCTTGTTGGTGGTTTCGGTTGACGTGTTTCACATTTCATCTTAACTTCAATAAGAGCTTCTTCGACTACACCTTTAGCATTCTTATATTTTATATAGAAATCAGGATAATATTTCGCATTGATACCATCCCGATCTTCGTTTAGTAATTTTTTAATTGGATTGTGATATGGAATAGCTAAACCTTCGTAGAACCATTCGAGAATTGAAGGAGTGTTGTCACAATAAATCATAAAGGAACGTTCTAATCCAGATTTGTATTTTGGTAATGATGGGCCTTTAAATTTGCCCATATTTTTAGGTTTGTATGTTCCTTTATATGACATTTATATATTTATCAGTTATTCCTTTTCATATTTTTCATATACTACCCATCCAGTATCTTCATGCTTTCCAGATGAAACTAGTTCTTCTCTTTCAAATTCTTTGCAAGCATCTTCTAAATCCATAAACAGGGTAGTATGCATTCCATAATTGAATAATCTATAATTACCATCATCAAATTTAGCGACCACCCAGAAATGTAATGTATTTATTTTCCATTTATCCATTCCCATAACCATATAACATTCTTTAACATATGATTTATTTTTAAGATATTCATATGTTATGTATGCTGTATCATCGCAATCTCTCCCATAAAGTTTCTTATCGTCATTTGAAACTGAGAAGAAATATTCATGATCATATGCTGTATAATCTAAAATGCCTCCAAGAGGATCACTCTTATATGTTTGTGCACTTATGAGAGATAGAAATACATTAAGAGGATATTCTTTAATCTTTGGCCAATGATCAATTGGTGGTTCTTCTAATGTTTTCTTTACGATGTGCCAAATGATTGGACTCGTAATTTTTCTAACTGCTGCTAGAAATTTTAAAAATAAATTTCTCATTCTAATCTCCTAACTTATAAATAATAGCAGCAACTGATGAGTGTTGTGATATAACACTAAATATTCTGGAGCTATCGAGAATAATCACCAGTTACTTATTACTATTTATGGTCTTTAAAAACGGAGCTATTTCAATGACAAATCAAATTTTTCACACAGTTTATCAAATTACAAATCTAATCAATGGAAAGATCTACATCGGGGTCCATAAGATGAAAGATCCTTATGATGAGATTATCTCGGATCAGGTAAACTTATTAAATGTGCTATATTGAAACACGGTAGAGATAATTTTAAAAAGGAAATATTATTTGAATTTAAAACATCGAAAAAGGCTTATAATAAAGAATTAGAGATTGTTGATGAAAATTTCGTTAAACGAGATGATAAAAACGATCCAAGATGGCTTAGTGGAGAGCTTGTTGCATCTCGGAAATACAAAAACGTGTAACTCATTGATATTATATTAACTCATAATGGGGAAC